AGGACGATGACTAAAGCCCGCTATCTTGTTATATCGGATTTACAAATCCCATATCACCATGAGCAAGCTGTTAAGAATCTTATCAAGTTAGTAAAGCGGGAGAAGTTCGACCTTATCCTAAACACAGGCGATGAGCTTGATATGCAGAGCCAGTCTCGCTGGGCTCAAGGTACTAAGTTGGAGTGGGAAGGTACGCTAGATGCTGACAGAAGCCTTGCGCAGGATATTCTCTATGAACTCGGCACAACAGATGTCACTCGGAGCAATCACACAGACCGCCTATACCACACACTATTACGCGCACCTAGCCTCATCGGATTACCAGAACTGGAATACCCAAAGTTTATGGACTTCGCTGGACTCGGAATCCGCTTCCATAAAAGACCATTCGAGTTTCATAAGGGATGGGTCTTAGTCCATGGCGATGAAGGATCAATGAACTCTAATGCTGGACTCACAGCTCTTGGGCTAGCTAAGAAGTTCGGTAAGTCTGTGGTCTGTGGTCACACTCACAGGGCAGGCATTAGTGCCTTCACAGAGGGCATAGGAGCCTCATACAGGACTCTTTGGGGCTTAGAGGCAGGAAATGTCATGGACAAGAAGAAAGCCTCTTATTTGAAGGCTGGAAGCGCGAATTGGCAGATGAGCGTGGCAGTCATTGAAACGCATGGAGACCGCGTAAGTCCGATGCTAGTGCCTATCAATAAGGATGGCTCATTCACCTTATACGGGAAACTGTACGCCTAAATCGTTATCGTTTCGTTATCTAAATGTCCTTGATTAGTCTGGACTCTATGCAACACTAATCCTGTAGCCAATCAAGGGCATTGGCACAGATAGGTACAGAATGACAAACAATGAAAAGTTGTTGATTATCTGCCTCATTGGGGCAGGTATCAGCTTTATTGTAATGGCAATTACATCTTACAAAGAAGCCTATGATCGTGGCCATCGCGATGGATGGCATAAAGGCAGAGCTGTGAATCGCTCAGAGTTCTGGTCAGAATGAAACATGCAGAGATACTTAGTTCTGCCACTGATCTATATAAAGACAGAGGACTCGCTTACGGTCACCCAAGTGACAATATGGCACGAGCAGCACGACTTGTCAGTGCTTACCTTGAAATGCCAGTGGAAGATTACCAAGTTGCAGTTATCCTATCGCTGGTCAAAATCGCAAGGACAATCGAAGATGGAACAAGAGTCGATTCTTGGATTGATGGAGCAAGTTATCTAGCAATCGCTGGACAACTCAAGACAGAGGAGAATGCACTCTATGTTTAATTTAGCTGATTACGAGCCAGTAGAGGTGAGACTTGAAAAGTTTATTAAGGACTATCCAGATTTTCGTATTAGCACTGAGTTGGAAGTGGTGGAAGCAACTCGATATATTGTTAAGGCTTATCTCTTTAAGACTAGCCAAGATAGCATCGCATGGGCAACAGGGTACGCTGAAGAAACGGTTAGCTCTCGCGGGGTCAATCAAACTTCTGCACTGGAGAATTGCGAGACATCGGCTATTGGCAGAGCACTTGCAAATGCGGGTTATGCTCCTAAAGGAAAGCGCCCTAGCCGCGAAGAAATGAGCAAGGTTGCACCAAACCATCCTGCTCTAAAAGTAGTCAAGCAAGAAGTAAAGCCAGCGCCACAAGACATTAAAGAGGGTGACACTGATTACTGGACTACACCAATCGGATCATCTGTCAAGACCACACTTGCTCCAGTAACACTTGACGCAGCAATGGCAACAGTGACAGAGATTCTAGGTACAGCTGAGGCAATGGATGCACCTAGTTGCAATCATGGCCACATGGAATGGCGCACTGGTCATTCTGCTAAGACTGGCAAGGATTGGGCTGGATATTTCTGTACCACAAAAGGTCAAACTGGTGGAATGGATAAGTGTCCAACACATTGGTACAACCTTTTGAGCAGTGGAAAATGGGAACCACAGAAGGCGAGGGTATAATGGGGTATGCAGAGTTTCACACAGCTGACGGCTGGGTTAATGTGGAAGATGTGCCTATGATTGACACAGTTAATTGCCAACTATGCAATGAACCAACACTGGCTTCTGACATTACGATCACTGCAAGAATTGTTGAAGGTGTAGTAGTTGCAGGCACTTGGTCATGTAATAAGTGCAGGGCTGTCAATGGATAAGGAAACGCTTCTTATGATGCTAACTCTTGCTTTGTTTATTGGCGGAGTTGCAATGGGCTACATGGCTGGGATGAACCATTAGCCAACACAGAAAGCACCGAGGTTTCCGCACAGAGCGGGTGGTCGCACAGTACCTATCGACTGTATGGCCATTCGCTAGTGTGGGAAGGGGGAATGGTAAAGATATTCAGTCAGTGCCTTTTGACTGTGAAGTCAAGGCAAGGGCTGGATTCCAACCAAAGGCAGTCTTGGAGCAGATTCGTAAGCGCACAGCTCTTTCGGGGGAATTAGGCTTTGCAGTCTTGCGTCTCAACGGGCAGGGAGAAAATGCAGCGGAGTATGCCTGCATCATCCAGCTCCAAGACTTGCTTCCACTTCTTGAATTAAAGTATGGTCACTTAAACACTAAACCGACTGAAGCAGACATTGTTAGATGTGATGGCTGTGGATCATGGATGATTGGGGAATGTAAAACATGCCAGCCTACGATTACAAATGCGGAAGATGCGGATTAAAGAATGAGCTGCATCATGGCTGGCACGACAAACCAACAGTTTTATGCACTTATTGCAATGAACCAATGGTTAAAATGATTACTCCAGTGGGTGCAATCTTCAAAGGTACTGGATGGGGCAAAGATAAATAAGTTATCAACACCTGTGGATAAGTAGGGGCAGAACTTCACTTCACGCTCAGATTGGACACGAGTTATGCACATCATTGACACGCATGGTACGCTAACGGCGCAGAGCCTCTCAAAGGCTCACCGCAAGCCCTATCGGGGCGCAGCTTGCGGGGTGCTAGTAGCTATTGGGATAGCTCTATGCATAATGCCTTATGCAGGTAGCTCTGAATCAGTGCAACAAAAAGAGTATATTGATTACAAGACTTATTCTCTCTATCTATTAGACTTTAACTATAAAGAATATAAATGCTTATTAAAGCTCTATGGTAAAGAATCAGCATGGAATCCATTAGCTGTTAATGGTAGTCATTATGGTATTCCTCAAGGTAAGAGTGAGTGGCTTAAAGAACAGGATGGTTGGACTCAAGTACAATGGGGCTTAGACTACATAGGCCATAGATATGGTGAGCCATGCATTGCATTAGATCATTGGAGAACTAAAGGGTGGCACTAAGAGATGCAAGCCATAGAGAGCTTGGCTTACAGAAGTGGAAAGACCAGCGCTTAAGAGTATTAAAGCGTGATGGTTATATCTGTGCATATTGTGGTCAAGAAGCTAATCAAGTAGATCATGTGATTAGTCGCAAGGATGGTGGAAGCCATGACCTTGACAACTTAGTTGCCTGCTGTGCTCCATGCAACAGTAAGAAGGGTGCGCTCAATGAGGGCGTTTTTTTAGGTAAGACCTCTACCCCCCCTGTCTTTTCAGGGCATATCTACCCGATACAGTCCGAGACGATGCTGGACAGTCCGTTTAAGCTCCGACCTAGTCCGAATCAATGACAACTAAGCCCAAAAAGAGCAAAGCCCTACGAGGGGCAACTAAACCAAGGCTTCACAGTCCACTTCTTAAAGGCGAAAACAAGCTGCAAGATGTTAAAGACCTATGCGCAATAGTTAAAATGGATCTAATGCCTTGGCAGGAGTTCGTGCTCAAGGACATGCTTACTGTGGACAAAAAAGGCATGTGGATTCGCAAGACAAACCTCATTTTGGTCGCTAGACAGAACGGTAAGACCCATTTAGCTCGTATGTTGATTCTGGCTCATTTAATCAAGTGGAATACCAATGTCCTCATCATGTCCTCTAACAGAAGCATGGCTCTCGACACCTTCCGACAAGTAACACACCTATTGGAGACTAATGACCACCTCAAGGGATTTGTCAAACAAATCAGACACGCTAATGGAACTGAAAGCATTGAAATGTTATCTGGAGCAAGGCTTGATGTCGTTGCAGCAACTAGAGACGGTTCTCGAGGCAGAAGTGTCAATGGATTGCTTTACATCGATGAAGTCCGAGAAATTACAGAAGATGGATTTAGAGCAGCTACTCCTACGACTAGAGCTCATCCAAACTCTCAGACGCTTCTTACCTCTAATGCTGGAGATGCGTTCTCAACTGTACTCAATGACTTACGAGAGCGCGCCATAGACTATCCTCCAAAGTCTTTCGGATTCTATGAATACTCAGCTCCGCAATACTGCAAGATAACAGATCGTAGTGCATGGGCTTTGGCTAACCCTTCTCTGGGGTACACAATTACTGAGGAAGCGATTGAAGAAGCTATTGCAACTTCCCCTATTGAAAATACGAGAACAGAGACACTTTGCCAGTGGATTGATAGTTTATCTTCACCTTGGCCTCACGGCGTTCTTGAGGATACATCCGATAGCACACTAGAAATGGCTCCTGGGGCTTATACTATATTTGGTTTCGATGTCAGTCCGTCTCGCAGGAACGGATCATTAGTCGCAGGACAACTTCTCCCAGATGGGCGGATTGGCATTGGAATCCTAGAGACTTACAGCTCTCAGGTTGCTATTGATGAATTGCGGATGGCCGCTTCTATTAAGGCTTGGTGCGATATATATAAGCCAAGGCTTGTTACCTTTGATCGTTACGCTACTCAGACCATTGCCGATAGATTAAGCAATGCTGGAGTAATGGTCGAGGATGTCTCAGGCCAACAGTTCTATAAAGCCTGTGGAGACTTATTAGAAGGCTTAGTCAATGCCAGAGTAGTCCACAATGGACAGGCAGAGCTTATCCAGCAGATGAATAACTGTGCAGCTAAGGTCAATGACTCTGCATGGAGAATCATTAAGAGAAAGTCAGCAGGAGACATCTCTGCTCCGATTGGCTTGGCAATGGTTGTATCTAAGTTAATGATTCCAGTTGCTAAGCCTCAGATTTATACTTAGACACACCTTAGGTGGTATGTCAAATACTTGACATGTGCTACCATTTATGTCTATGGGTCGCATCTTGCAAACATTCGGTCTCCAGTCTAAGCCTCTATTAGAAGCTCAGTCCGCACCTCAAGTTCTTGGTGAGTATTCACCTTATGCAATGCCTTTTCAATATGCTTTCGTTAGCAGAGAAGATGCTCTTAGCGTACCTGCGTTAATGAGATGCAGAAATCTTTTAGCGGGAACTATTGGCGCAATTCCAATGGAGCTTTACAAAAAATCTACCAATGAAGAACTTGGCTCTCCTGCATGGATAGAGCAACCTTCATATTCACAGCCACGATCTGTCACTATCGCATATACAGTTGAATCATTGCTCCTATATTCGCAGGCCTTCTGGAAAGTGGTTGAGATTTATTCCGAGGATGGCCGACCATCTCGCTTTGAGTGGATTGCTAATAATCGCGTAACTATTACACTTGACAGCACAAATACTTTTGTAAAATCTTACGCAGTCGATGGAATGACTTTACCTATGGATGGTCTGGGAAGTTTAGTCACTTTCCAATCTTTACTTCCTGGAATCTTAACTACTGGTATTCAAACAATCCGCGCAGCTATTGATGTGCAAAAAGCGGCAGCGGTGTCAGCATCTCAACCAATGCCGACTGGGATAATTAGGAACAATGGCGCTGACCTTGATCCTAAAGAAGTCTCTGGATTATTAGCAGCTTTCAAAAGCGCAAGAAATAACCGTTCAACTGCTTACTTGACTTCTACGCTTGAGTATGTTCCTGTTCAATTTTCACCTAAAGATATGATGTATGGTGAGGCAATTCAAAATCTTGCAACTGAGATTGCCCGCTTATGCAATGTTCCAGCAATTTATGTATCTGCTGACCAGAACTCAAGTTATACATACAATAATGTTCAAGACGAAAGAAAACAGTTTCTTCAGCTATCTTTGCAGCCTTTCATAAGTGCAATAGAAGATCGCTTGTCTATGGATGATATTACTGCTCGTGGCAATGTTGTGAAGTTCGATATTGATAAGAACTTCTTACGCACTGACCCAATGCAAGAACTAGCAGTGATTGAGAAACTACTTACGCTTAATCTGATTACTCCAGAACAAGCAATGGAAATGACTGATCTAACACCTAATGGAAGTCAAGGTATGGAATGAATCAAGTAATCACCTTCTCAGCTGACTTAACAGCTGACTCAGCAAGTCGCACAGTATCAGGCAAGATTGTGCCACTCAATGTTGAAGCAGGCTCAACTAATATGGGCAAAGTTATCTTTGCTTCTGGCTCTATTGACATCACAGACCCTAAGTCAATCAAATTACTTAGTCAGCATGACACAAAGAAGCCTTTAGGTCGCATGGTCTCATTTAGCGAATCAGAGAACTCAATCGATGCAGTATTTTCTATCAGTCGCTCACAGCGCGGTACAGAAGCTTTAATCCTTGCAGAAGAAGGATTGCAATCTGGCTTGAGCATCGGCGCAGAAGTTCTCAAGTCTAAGATTAAGGATGGCGTGACTTATGTATCCGCTGCTCGCTTAGTCGAAGTAAGTTTAGTAACAGAGCCAGCTTTTAAGTCGGCTCAAGTTACTGATATTGCAGCAGAAGAATCTGCTGTAGAAGAATCAACCAAACCAACAGAAAGCGAGACAGCCACCGTGGAAGAAACCACTTCAGCAGTCGAAGCAACACCAGTTGAAGCACCAGCGGTCGAAGCTGCTCGCCCAACTGTTTCAGCAGCATACTTCACAAAGCCACGCATTGAAGTAACAGCGGCTAAGTATGCAGAAAACACAATCCGTGCAGCACTAGGTGATGAAGATGCTCGTCAATACCTACGCGCAGCAGATGACACAACAGACAATGCTGGTCTAGTACCAACACGCCAACTATCTGAAATCATCAACCCATTATCAACAACAATTCGTCCTTCAATCGATGCAATCTCCCGTGGAGTATTGCCAGATGCAGGTATGACTTTCGAGATTCCAAAGATTACAGCAGCACCAACAGTTGCAGATACAGCAGAAGGTGCAGCATTTTCAGATACAGATCAGACAGCAGCATTCTTGTCAGTATCAGTTAAGAAGTACGCTGGACAGCAGACATTCTCTGTTGAATTGCTAGATCGTACATCTCCAGCATTCTTTGATGAGCTTGTACGCAACATGGCTGCAGCTTATGCAAAGGCAACAAACGCAGCAGTGAATGCTGCTCTTATTGCAGGAGCAACAGCAGATGCAACAACAACAGTCACATATCCAACAGCTTCAGAGTTGCTAGGTATTGTTGCTCGCGGTTCAGCTTCTGTCTATGGCGCTACAGCAGGACTTCCAAACCCATTTGCTCGCAACATGGTTGTATCTACAGGACAATGGTCAAACATCATGTCTCTTAACGATTCAGGCCGCCCAATTTATACAGCTTCACAGCCAATGAACGCAGGCGGTGTAGTAGCACCAACATCACTCACAGGTAATGTTGCTGGACTTAACCTTTATGTTGATCCAACAAACGCTGGCGATGGCGATGGAACAATCCTTATCGTGAATCCAGATGCATACACATGGTACGAGTCACCAACATACCGCCTACGCGCAGAATCAACTGCAGCAGGACAGGTAACAATCGGCTACTACGGCTTTGGAGCAATCGCTACTAAGGTCGGCGCAGGCGCATTCAAGAATAACAAGGCGTAAGCCACACTAAGTCGCTCTGGGGAGTAGTAGCCCTCTACTCCCCAGAGTCTTTAGAAAGGATTGGGAATGGCTCTTACAACAGTTTCAGAACTCCGAACAACTCTCGGAGTCGGTACTTTGTATACTGATGCTGTCCTTCAAGAGGTCTGCGATGCTACAGATGCAGTGCTGCTTCCTATGTTATGGGCTCCTAAATGGTTTCCAGTCGCTCACAGTAATGTTGTTGGCACAGGAACTTTATATTTTGATATTCCAGTAAGAGACATTTTTTATGTCGGACAGACTGTAACTATTGCTAACTCAGGCACTAAATACAATGGATCTAAGACAATCACTGCGGTTGAGACTTATTCAATTTCAGTGACTACAACTCACACAGTCGTACAGCCTAAGCATCCTATCGAACCATTCGGCACAGTAACAGGTGAGACTTATACAGACTGGACAACCGACATGGCCATCCAGCAAGCAGCTTTGATGGTATCTGTTGAAATCTGGCAAGCGCGTACTGCGACCCTTTCAGGCAGTAACCTTGTCGATTTCCAGCCAAGCCCTTATCGAATGAGCGCACAGCTTCTCGCTAAGGTGCGAGGATTAATCAGCCACGCGCTCGACCCCCGCAGCATGGTGGGATAATGCCAGTTGCAATTACCACACTTAGAACGACACTTGCCACAGCTCTAGTCGATAACTCTAAATGGCAGACCTTTGCATTTCCACCTGCCACAGTCTTGGCTAACTCAGTAATAGTTTCTCCAGATGATCCATACATTACACCGACTAATAATCAGCATATTGGCA